GGGAACGGCAGACGGATCGGGTGCGCTAATTACAATAATCGCAACTTAATTAAATCGGGAGGTTAAATGGTTGTTAAAGTTGGTAAAAAAGAATGGGATGTAAATGATTGCACATACGCAGAACGGCGAGAGTTACACAAACTCAACGCAAAAGTCTGGTGGGATGGCAAAATGGAAGTGGAATTATATTACAATGTCTTGGAAAAAGTGGGCGAGATCGCCGGACTTGGAGAAAACGACTTCAAAGATATGGGTATGCCGGAAGTCGATTCAGTTCTTCAGGCGGTTTTTCTTGAATATCTGGGACTTGAACCGTCAAAAAAAGATTCCGGGGGTTGAGCCTTGCGGTTTGGTGTTGGCAGTTTGGGATGCCAGAACCGCGTGATGTTTATAGATGCCTCCCCTATACTGTGGTCCGACTCCCGGTTACTTACAAGCATGATCCGGTGCGAGTGCAAACAAAAGAAGATATATGGAACATCATAGATGAAATATGCAAACCAAGTGAAAAGTTTACCGATGGTCAAGCCTTGTTTCACATGGTCCCGTTCTTTGCAGACTGCAATCAAATTGTCGAACCCTGGATGATGGAAATGATAAACGAATTTAATTACGTTACGCGGTTTAATATATCGCTTGGGAATCTGGATGATATTTCGGCACATCGTTTGGATTGTTTTTCAATTATTGATATGGAAATAAATGCCTGTATGAATTTTAAATCGGAACAAAATAACTAATGGCAAATATTAAAGACCTTTTTATTAAACTTCGTCTAATTGGTGGCAAGAAAACAAAAGATGATTTAAAGGGTGTTGATAAAGGACTGAAATCTGTCGGAAAATCTGCCCTTAAAGTTGGGGCATCCTTTTTTGCTGCAAGAGGTTTAATTACTGGACTGACTCGTTCTATTGAACTTGCGGGAAGATTTGAAAAAGTAGAAAGAGGATTCAGTAATCTTGCGAAAGCATCAGGTTTTTCTTCTCAATCATTAGGAAAATTGCAAAAAGCAACGGATGGCACAATGTCGTCAATGCAATTAATGACACAGGCTAACAATGCGATGCTTTTGGGAATTGTTGATTCCGAAGATCAAATGGCAGAACTATTTGATATTTCACAAAGACTTGCTTCATCCCTGGGAAAAGATACGACTTTCGGGATCGAATCAATGGTTACTGGTCTTGGTCGGCAATCAAAGTTAATGTTGGACAATCTTGGTATAATGGTTGATACTAACAAGGCATACAAAGACCATGCAAAGGCACTTGGCGTTACGGTTGGACAATTATCAGATCAACAAAAGAAACAAGGCTTCGTAAATGCTGCGATGGTACAGGCGAATATGTTAGTTTCAAAATTAGGAATCGAAACAATGACATCTGCCGATCATATAGACCGGATGAAAGTTGCCCTTGAAGAATCCGCCATTGAATTGGGAACAACTTTTTCTGGGGCTGTTGAAACGGCAGCGGATTCATTGGTTAGGCTTTTAAAGTTTACACAAGACGCAATAAAACAATTTGGATTTTTAACCTTGCCAAAAGAATCAAGAGAGTTTGTTAAGCAAATGGCGATTGATGCAAGGACGGTAATTGAAGAAGGAAATATTGATATAATCCAACAACAAATTGCTTCAATTTCAAACATATTAGAAAAGTTCCCAAGAACCGGGGAAATATTATCACCAGTATTAGCGGAATTACAAAAGACGGCTCAAAGTTTAAAGGAAACAACACAGGGCGCAGAAAATATTGCGAATACGATTTCCTTATCTGCAAAAGCATCTGAAAACCTGGCGAAGTTTACCGCGCAAACATCGACATCATTGATGGTTTCCGCCGCAATGGGTGATAGTGTGGCAGATGCGTTTAAAAGAGCATTGTTTCAGCAAGTTTTAATTACGGCTCAATTAAAAATACAAGAAGCCATTCAAGAAAAAATGAAAGGGATGCAAGTTCTTGCCGGTGGTACTGGTGGCTTTTTAATGGGAGTTGCTAATTTTCTTTTCGGTGCATCACCTACTCGGACCGCACCAAGTGCGGGAATGGCATCTGCCAGTAAAATTACAATCAATCAAAACTTCGGCGGTATGGGTGTTATCGACCATAATTTTGCCGCCAACAGTATTATTCCCGCCATAAATAAAGCGATTTCGACAGGACAGGCGAGGATTGGGTAAATGCTCTCATTCGATACTGCGCTTACCAACGCCTTAAAAAATAGAAATACAACGGCGTTTTGGGTTCTTAAACTATATTACAACGATGAATCTGCGTTCATAGGTGTAAGCGACCGCCATCGACAAGACGGAACTGATATTTATTATGGCATTGTGGCTTCATTTGGGAATTTTCGGCAGTCTTTAAATTTTTTTAATTTTACAACTTCAATCGGGAATATCGGAGTAACACTTATCAATACTGAAAAGTGTATCCAGGGCGATCGTTTTTCCGATCTTCTTTCCAGTTACAACTTCTCAAACCGCAAGTGGGTTCTCAAACCGCAAGTGGGAATTGTTTTTAAATACAAACGAAACATCCACTTTAGATACTGCCGCCCGAATGATTGGATCGGGTGTAATCAGCGGTGAAATCTCATACGATGAAAATAATGTTACTTTAACTTTATTCGATTACAGTTCAAAATATCATAAACGCGTTCCTGTTAATACTGTCGATTCATCTACATATGCAAATGCACCGGCGAATAATGTGGGGAAACCGATTCCAATGGCTTACGGGGATTTCCATGCAAAGACAGATATTGGAACGATTCCAACTTCACACTTTGATCGTTTTTACAATTTTTACAAAGGCGCATTCCCCGCAATCATAGCCGATGAATGGGACGTGCAAGAAGAAGGTTCTGAAGCATTAGCCGACAGTCAAGCAATCAATACAATGGATGATGAAAATGTCTATATATATAAAAACGGACATTATCCAACTCTAACGGCGGCAAATGTCGATGTAACTGGTAATCCTGAAATCGAATACAAGGGAAGCACGGCTTCGGTGTATATTCCATTAAGTTCTTCAAATCAAGCATCTGCATCTGGTGATGGTACGGGACAAGTACAAAACGCAACAAATGCCGTTGATGGGGATTTTGGTTCTGTTTCTCTATTTAAAGCAGACGGGGCGAGTGCATCAAATTCAAACATTGCCATTAATTATGCAATTCCAAAGGTTAATAAGCTTGGCGATTATACAGGAATTTCTTCATTAATTAAATTTGGAACATCAACAATAGCGACTGATGCAGATTCAGATGATTATTTTAGAATCGGCGGTTCGGTATCCTTAACTTCAATTACTGCCGCATCTGAAGTAAAAACAAGTATTTCTTCATTATTTACAACCGCGAACCAAGAAGGTTTTGATTTTGAAAAAACATTAGAATATAAATTATTTTCTGGAACTTCTGATGAATCGTTGCAAATATATGAATCGGGAATTGTGATTGATTTTAATATTGAAGACATAGAAACACACGTTGAAGAAATCATTGAAACTTCGCCGATTACACAAATAGTTTCCCCAATATTAGGACCGCCGGTTTTGCTCAATATTGGTTATCATGAAACTATACTAAAAACATCACAATTTGCACCTTCTAAAATTGATTATGTTTATTATTCTGGAAAAGGCAGACAATACGGCGCGTACATAGATGCTGATTCAAGAAATCAAGATAGAGGAAATAGTGAAAGCGGCGATAATGGATATGCCACAAATGCCTTAATTGAAAACCCGGTTTATATTATTGAAAGTATTTTACGATCTGAATTAGGTGTTCTTTATTCGGGATCGGCAACAGGCACGACTTCAAATAAATTAGTGGATTCTGGTGCATCGTTTGCTACAAGTATTGTTGGACAGACTGTTTATAATCTAACCGACAAAACAAGCGCAATGGTTACGGCAAGAGATAGCGGAACGACATTAAGTATTGATGCGAATATTATGGCAAGTGGTGAAGGTTATATTATCAGCGGATTAACTTCAGATGAAATCGATTATGCCACTTTTGATACTTCTGGAAATACAAGTAGTGGATACCTGGGCGACATATATGAAGATGCGGTCGGTGATATAAAATTTGCTTTTTCACAATACAAGTTTATTAATTCAAAAGATTTAATTAACCGATTGGCTCAATTATGTTTATCTTATATCTATATCGGTGGGGATGGAAAATTTAAGATCAAGACGTTACGCCGGACCGGTGATTATTCTTCATCAGATCAAACAGTTAATTTTCGTGATATTACTTTAGATAAGATCGGGAAAACATCGCTTGGAAATATTAAAAATTCTATTGTTGTAAAATACAATCACGATTATGGGGCAAAACAAAATCTTTCAGAAGCAACCGCAACCGATTCAACTTCACAGGGAACGACAGTAAACGGCTATAACCAAACTACGAAACTTGAAATCGATGCGAATGAAGTATTGGATTCAACAACTGCAACGAAACTGGCAGAAGCATATTTGGAAGTAATGAAAGATAGAAAAAATACAGTTGATTTTAGTTGTATGAGTCCAAAATATAATCACTTGGAAATCGGGGACATAATAGATTTTAGTAATTGGGATGCGGGTTTAAAAATTTATGGCAGCGCAATGGCGGGTTATTTTATCGTTTCAGATATTACTAAACGGGTTAACGGCTGCTCAATTAAAGCAATAAAGGTATCATAATGGCAAATATGAATATTAGAACGCCACGATTTTATACGGATCAAATTTCGTATCTAATGTCCAGAGGTTTAGCACAAAATGGAAATTTTGATGTAAAAGCAACCGGTGGTTCTGGCACAAGCGCAAGTCGAGGAATACAAACGGGAACAGAAGCAGAATTATTTGACATGAATCCATTAAATAAGGTGGATTTTGACACTTCAGGTGATCCAGATAGCCAAGTTTTAATTACAATAGATACACAAAGCACA